CGGGTGTCGACATTCCGGATGGAGCACCTCAAGTCCGATCGCGTGGAGGGGGAGATGGCTTTCGATCACAAGCTCGTCGCCTCCGATCTCGCGGCGTTCTTCAGCTCGACGGTCAACTGATCGGGGGAGGTCCTGCTGTGATCCGCTGCGGTCAATGGCCACTCCAGATAGATGGGGAGACTCGCCTCCCCGGGGAGGCGGTTCCCGAGGCTGCGGGGTGGCCGAATTTCTTGGCATACCTCGAGACCGGGAGGCTCGTCGAAGACGCGGATCTCGAGACGGCCGGGCTCTTCATCGGTCGATGGCCCCTTCAGGTGGATGGAAAGACCCGCATGCCTGGGGAGCCCATTCCCGAGGCTCGGGAGTGGCCGAATCTGTCTTCCTATCTCAGCATGAGGAGGATCGTCCTGGGGGATGCTCCCACGGCGAGAGAGCCTGCCCCCCTCGTCCGAAGGACCCGCCGGCCCTCGGGGGCAGCGGGAGAGGCGGGGTGACCGGACGTGTCATGGTCCTATTCCGGCTCGCCGGGATCCTCCCTGAAGGACGCCGTCCGGTTCTACATCGGGGACACGAACAGCGCTAAGCCGCTGTTCTCGGACGAGGAGATCCTCTTCCTCCTGGTGGAGTTCTCCGACGATCCGCTCTCCGCCGCAGCGGCAGCCGCCGAAGCTCTGGCGGCGTCGTTCTCCCGCACCACCACGAAGTCGATCGGCTCCCTCTCGCTCTCCCAGGGGGAGATGACGAGGAATTACTCCGAACTCGCCGAGGCCCTCTGGCTCCGGGCCGGTGGTCGGAAGTATCCGCTCCACGATCTCTACTCCGGTGGTCTCTCCAAGGCCGAGAAGGAGACGCGCGACGCGGAAGAGGATCTCCCCAGGCCTTTCTTCTCGCGGGAGATGCTCAAGCCCACGGAAGCCTCTGACGATGAGGACGAACTCCTGTGAGCTTCTTCGACGAGTTCCTCGACGTGGTCGGGCAGGAGATCACGTGGGAGAAGCGGAAAGCCGCCTACACCGGCGATCGCGGGGAGGTCGCCTACGACGCGCCCGTGACGATCACGGCCCGGGTGGTGGAGAAGGTCATCCAGATTCACGACTCCAAGGGGGATCGGTACGTTCAGGGGGCGGAGATCCAGTGCGCCCCGACGCCCCTGGTCACGGCCGGGGATCGGGTGACGCTCCCGAGCGGTCTCGTGACGGAGGTCGTGCCGGGGGCCCGCCGGGAGGTCGACGAGAACGGCGATCCCTCTCATCAAGAGCTTCGGGTGGGGAGGGCGTGATGGGGATCGTCCTCGAAGGCCTGACAGTGGTGGAGAAGAACCTCACGTCCTGGTCGAAGGCTCTTTCGGCTGAGCAGGTCCCCGGCGTGCTCTTCCGGGAGGCCCAGAAGATCGCCACCGTGGCTCGTCAGATCATCCAGGTAGACGAGGGCGCCGCTCGCGGGTCCATCTCCGTCCCTCCGCCCGAGCAGGTCGGTCAAAAGTGGGAGCAGCGGATCACGGCCGGCGGCCCAGCAGCGCCCTACGCCATCGTTCTCCACGAGGGGCGGAGGCCCGGGGGGAAGATGCCGCCCGACGAGCCGATCCGGGATTGGGTGAAACGCCACGGCATCCCCGAGGAGGCCGTGTTCCCGATCCGCCGGGCGATCGCCGAGCGCGGGACCGTGGGATCGAAGTTCCTCGAGCGCCCCTTCCTGGAATGGTCCAACGGGGCCCTCAATGTCTTCGCTCAGGAGATCCGTGCCGTGCGAGGCATCACCGCAGGCTCGCGGAAGATAGGAACGGGGCTTAGATGAGATGGCTTCCTGGCTCGACGGACTCCGAGATCGCCTGGTCACGGCCGGCATCGGGAAGAAGCTCTCCGACCCGACTCTTCTGGCCACCTCGGTCGCCATCTCCGTCAACTTCCTGCCCGACGACCACGATCGCGCGGTGGCCCTCTTCTCGGACTCCGGCCGGGAGCCGACGCAAGTCCATGACAAGCCCGGCATATCTACTTTTCGACCTCGGCTTCGGGCCTGGTGCCGCCATGACCGAAACGCTCGCTCCTCGGCGGAGGACTTGGCCCTCTCGGTCATGTCGAACCTCGCCCTCGTGCGGAACGTGTCCATCGGTGGGTTCTGGTTTCACTCCATCTGGCCGACTGGGAATCCGACCGAGGTCCTCACCGACGATCAGGGGAGGCCCATCTTCTTGACGATCTTCGACGTGGAGAGAAACGCGTGAGTCAAGTCCCGGAGAAAGTGCTGCGGATCCTCGACAACCTGCCGAAGGTGGAGGACGACGACCCCAGGGAGGGGAGGTTCTTCCGGCGGGCCGGGCAATGGGCGGGGCGTCCGCTCTATGCCTGCCCCGATCCGCTCTGCGCCCTCTCCTCGCCGAACGTCGAGATCATCGTGAAGCATTTTCGACAGGGACATCTGGGAGAGGTGAAAGGTCCATCGATCTTGGTGGACGAGATGGGGCGCCCGTACGGATCCGAGAACTGAGAGAAAGAGAGAGCAGTGAGACCACAACAGGAGGACTTCTAGATGCCTACCCTAGCAATCGCGGCAATTGGGACTCTGCTGAAGGCGGGTGACGGAGCCTCCCCGGAGGTCTTCACGACGCTGGCAGAGGTCCGGGACATCGACGGCCCGTCGATGACGGCCGAGGAGATCGACGTCACGAATCACTCGACCGTCGGGAACTTCGCCGAGTCGATCCCGGGGCTCCTCGACGCCGGCTCGCTCTCCTTCGCCCACAACTGGATCTTCACCGACGCCTCGCAGGCGCTCCTGGAGGCGGACTACCTCGCTCGGGTCCGCCGGACTTATCGGTTGGTGTTCCCGGTGGACGCGGCGGCGACGGCGGAGGCAGACCGGACGTGGGAGTTCGAGGCCTACGTTCAGCAGCTCGGCGTCTCGGCTCCGGTGCGGGACGCCCTGACGAGGAACACGGTCCTGCGGGTCGTCGGTGCGCCGACGCTCGGCATCTAGATCATAGCGATCTGAATTGTTTCGCAGGCCGGCCGGGCATCCCCTCGGCCGGCAGTTTCCTCCCTAGGACGGGAGGAGAAGGAGGCACGAGATGGCGAAAGAAGGGACGTTCCTCAGCCGGGACGACATCCTCTCGGGGAGGGTCTGCCGAACGGAGGAGATCGACGCCGGGGGCGGCCGGAAGCTTCGGCTCCGGCACCTCACGGCCGACGAGCTGCTCTCCATCGGGGAGGAGGGGAAGCAGATCGCCGAGGCTCCGCCGGACTCAGCCGATCCCGAGCGGTCGCGGAAGAACATCGAGTTCGTGGCTCGATTCGTCCGCCAGCTCGCGGTCGACGCGGGCGGCCAGCCCCTCTTCGGGCAGAATGGGGACGGGGGAGAGGAGGAGGACGTTCGGGGGATGCTCCGGAGCTTCCCCGTCTCCACTCTCTTCGACGGCTTCCGGATCATCCTGAAGGCCACCCAGAACGCGATGGCGGCCGTGGGGGAACGGTAGCCGCCGACGACTCGACCGGGCGCTTCGTCTGGCGGCTGGCCCTTCAGCTCGGATACGCCTCCCCACGGCGGATGCTCCGCGAGATGTCGGCCGAGGAGCTTGAGGGATGGAAGACTTTCGACACCATGGAGCCCATAGGGGCACCCGGAGAATGGGAGCGGGCCGGCTCGGTCTCGGCCACCTTCGCCAACGTCTGGCGGGACAAGAAGGTGAAGTCTTCTCCGTTCGCTCCGGAGGATTTCATTCTCCGCCGGGCGTTGGTGAGGCCCGTCCCGAACGAGGTCGGGGCCCGGCAGGAGCCCCTCGCCGGGGCCTCGAAGATGCTCCAGTTCGTCGAGGCCATGACCCTGGCCCGTGGCGGGCGGGACATCCGTCGGCAGCGCCCGGTCTATCCAGGCAGCGAAAAGAGCCGTTTAGACCGTCCGGGAGGCGGGAAGGGGTGATACCGCCGGTAGCGTCTGCCGGGGCCGTTAAAGGCTGCCCTAGCGCGAAAGCGGGGTATTCCTGGGGGGCTCCCGGGGCATCCGCCTCGTCTGAAGGGGGTTTTTAGGCGATGGCTCTGGAGGTTGGGGAGGTCGTAGCTCGGATCAGCGCCGACGTCTCGGGGCTGATCAAGGGCGTGGCCGAGACCAACCGGTCGCTTGACGGCCTGAAACGGCAGGTCGCGGATGCTGGGCAGGCCATCGACAAGTCGATGACCGCCGCCGGGGAGGGGTTCAAATCTCTTCAGGCCACCGCAGCGCAAGCCGAGGTCAGTGTCAGGCAGATCGGCACGGCCCTGCGTCAGCTCGCCACGGGGGCCGGGCTCGCCCTCTTCGCCAAGGCTGCTCTCAACGCCTCCACGACGTTCGACGAGGCCATGGATCGGATTCGCATCCGGACCGGGGCTGCGGCGGATCAGATGAAGGAGTTCGCCGCCACCACGGATCGGATCCTCGGGAAGATGCCGGAGTCTGTCGATCGTGTGGCTGCGGCTCTCCAGGAGCTTTCGGTCCGCACGGACCTATCCGGGGCCGGGCTTGAGGCGATGGCCGAGTCTGTCCTACGTCTATCGCGGTTGACAGGGACGGACCTGAACGCGGCGATCGAGCAGTCGGTCAAGGTCTTCAAGTCCTTCGAGGTGGCAACTGAGGATCAGGCAGCTGCGCTCGACTTCCTCTTCAAGACGACCCAGAAGAGCGGCGTTCAGATGGGCGAGCTGCTCGGCACCCTCCGCGCGACGGCCCCCTTCCTCAAGGAGTTCGGCCTCGGCTTCAAGGAGTCGGCTGCCTTCATCGCTCAGCTCGACAAGGCCGGGGTCGAGGCGCGGACGGCCATCTTCGGTCTGCGCCAGGCTCTCTCGGATGTAGCTAAGTCGGGCAAGGACCCGAAGCAGGTCTTCAAAGACCTGATTCAGACGATCCGGGACGTGAAGGACGAGAACGAGGCCCTCCAGCTCTCCATCGCGGCCTTCGGGCCCCGCGCAGGCGCCCCGCTCAAGGAGGCGATCCGGGCCGGGCGGCTCGAGATCGAGGAGTTCATCAAGCTGATCGACGCTTCGCCGGAGAGCCTCGTGAAGGCTGAGAAGGAGACGTACAGTCTCTCCGAGGCGATGAAGGACCTGACTAACGCCATTCAGAAATCTCTCCGCCCGCTCGGCGACGAGATGGCTCGGGTCCTCCAGGACAATCTGATCCCGGCCGCTGAGGGAGCAGCCGAGAACGTTGGCCTCATGACTAAGGCCTTCGCCGAGCTTCCTGGGCCTGTGAAGACAGCCGCTGCTGCGATCTTCGCAGGCATCGCGAGCGAGCAGCTCCTCTCCGGGGTGGCGAACCTGGCCACCACGATCAGTGGTCTGAACGACGTCATCAACCTACTTGGCAGGATAGATTTCAGGAAGATAGGCACCGGGATCGCCTTTATCGGCAATGCGCTGTTGGTGATAGCGACGAACCCAATCGCCCTTGCCATCTTGGGCATCGCAGCGGCGATCGTGATCTTCCGCAAAGAATTGGAAGCCCTGCAGCCGAAGGTCAAGGCCTTCGGCAGCGGCGTCGCGGAGGCGATCCTCCGAGCCACCGAGGGCGTGCCGCTGCTCGGCTCTTTGGCGACTGCGATCCGTAACATCGGCGTCGCGTGGGAAGCTTCCATGCAGGCAAGCGAGGAGGCAGCCAAGCAGGGGGCTCCGGAGTTCGACAGCCTCTTGCAGCGAGCCGACTCTCTAGACGCCGAGATGGACGCCTTTGCCAAGAGGATGGATGTCGTTGGTGGGTCTGCCGGGAAGGCCGGGGAGTTGATGAAGCTCTTCGGGAGCAAGGCTGCCACGGCTGGGGAGAAGGCTACCAAGGCGATG